AGGGACACACCCGAGAGTTACGCCAGTAGCTAGCCAAATGGCACAACATTAACTACTGGTTTTCTCATGGCGGTATTGACCCCCCTTGGCCGCGTCGCGAATCATCTCGTCCTCTAGCCTGATGTCATTCCAGGTTCGAGGAAGGAATTCCCGTTCGTTCCCGGGAATTCGCCGTATGATGCCAACGGGCAAGTACGCACGTTTCAGTCCCCTCATCTGACAATCATAGATGAGTTCGGACCAGCTCTTTGTAAGGTAGGTGCTACCTTTGAAGTATGCTTTTACGGACGTCTCTTGACGAGACTCCTCACACTCCTTTTTATTTAGCACCTTGTACATAGCCGGACGTTCCAAACTCTCGACATACCGATTAATACTCTCTATATCCTCTTGATCAGGGAAATAGAGATTCTCGAACTGTTCTCTAAAAGGTTCGAGATATCGGGCGTCGAAGATGTCAGGTCTTGCTAGCTCAGATACGCAAAAGCGGATCTCATTTGGCTTGAGCCGAAATTGCATGAAATTGGAATCAAAGATCTTTCCAACTTCATCGCGTACCCTCTTCGTCACGAATAGTTCATATCGTGTTCCAAGGGATTTCAGCTCTTGCTTAATCCGCTCTCGCTCTATAATGAACCGAGAGCTAGCAAGTACTATGGGACGTTGCGCGCGTTCAACGTACGTTCTTTTCAAAGCGTTTGATACGCGGGCCTGACTGAAACTGTTAACTAAACCTAATCCGCCCATGCTCGGGGGTAGATCAAGGTTCAGTTTGCTAACCAGATTCCAGATTTTCTCTCCACGCCGAGGGACGAGTTCACAGTTCATGAACTCCTTCCACTCATATTGAGGCTGGATGAAATATCTGTTGTTTCCAGTTAGAGCAGTCAACAGACTTGGGCGAAGGCAATTGATCTTGCCCTCGAAACTCCACAGTTCGGAATTGACGGTGAAGTAGGTTTTGGAAACTAGAGTTTTACCTCTAGAAACCTTACCACCGATCCTTCCGACTGCAGAGACCCAATTCTGCATTTGGCCCTTTGTCGCCTTAAAAACAACGTCGTCGCCGTTGACACCGACGGACGACAGTTTTCGCAGCCATTTGAATCCCTTCGGTGAAAACAGACGATCATGTTCAATCGTCAGTACATACGCCGTCAGAGATAGGATGCACAGTAATGGGAAACTGATCACACTTCCCATTAATTGACCTCTTTGTTGTCGAGAGAACTGCTTCTTGCCGAATTTGAGGAGAGCTTGGGTTGTAAAGCCCTTCATCTTCCTCGCCTTCGCTTCAGCTTCTCCCGACTTCTTGTAGAAGAATTTGGACAATAAATCGATCATATCGTCCGTAATTCTTCCATCAAAGAGGTCAGTTGCGCTTTCCAAATCTCCGCTGACGAAGTACTCGTCTTCATCAAGAGATAAATGGCCAATCTTCTCCCACCATTCCGTGACGTCGCCTCCAAACACCGAACATTTCAGGCGTTTGAACTGGCTTCCGAGAATCTTATTGATCCAGTTGAATTGAACATTATCAGCTGAATCCTCTGAGATTACTCGGATCTTGCCGCCAGTATAAATTGCGACAGGCTTCACGTAATTGGTGATTTTTCGAGATCCGGAAAGGATCGCGAACCTTTTTCCCCCTTCTTGTCGAGACCGCTCAAGACAAGCGGACTCAGGGGATGGCTCCCACTCTCTCCATTTGGCGAGCTCTCCTGCTTTTATGTTCAACAGCAGGAGTTCTAGGATACGACAAGCGACTTTACTTGCGTACTCGTCTTTTGGCGCCGAAATCGGTACCAAAACACGAGACTTGAAGTCGTCAATCGCAGTCCCTAGTTTTCGCCAAGGGATAGCACACCATACTTTTCTCGATAAATAGTCCGAGAAAAGGAGTTGAGCATCCCGTCGAGAAAGGGTAACCTCAGGTTCGAAATCCACAGACCCGAACTGCATCTCAACCAATTCATCGACCAATGATTTGGAAAAGAGAGTCGGAGTCGGGGAACTCGAAATACCGAGAAGATAGCGAAAACTGCCGTAGAGAACTTTTAGTGCAGCTTCCTCTGTTCGATCTAGCTTGTCTAGCCTTTCAACGGGCAAAGGCCGAATCGACAGAAGAATCTCCTTGAGTTCTCTCGCTTCCTTCATGACATTGACTGCACGAGTCCAAGCAGCCGATTCACGGTCGATAACCGAGGGACGATCACTATCTCCATAGATCATCTGGAGACGCGACGCCATGTGCATAAGCGTCACATAGCGATCTTCCCACGGCAGCATCTTTAATGTTTCAAGATGCTTATCGACTCGCGAAATGGCTTCCTGGATCTTGTCAACTCGTGGCAGGTCACAGAAGGCGTCAGAATCGCGAAGCGTCGTGCAGGAAGGAGTAGTCAGCGATGGTTGTTTCAATCCATTGCTCCACTGCCAATACTCACAATCATCCTCCCAATTTTCAGGGATGAATGTGGGCCTCCTGTGCACGCCAGTGATTCCGTTTTCGTTGATAAAACCCCCCCAGGCACTGGATTCCTGAGGGTAAAAAAAAGATGAAAAATTAACACTTTGCCAAGCAAAGTTCCGGTCACCTGGACTGGACGAAAATTGCTCACGGAGTATTCCTTGGCGGGATTTCCCAAGTTTCCTCGCGCGTCTCATGTTGCAGAAAACGTCATTAGTCACCTTATGACGCTTCTCTTCTGTGTGAGCAGACGCTACCAGTCTTTTGAGCAGTCCGATCGAAATCGGGCGGAAGCGAGACTGGTGAAACTTCCATCGCAGGGTTCTCTTCGTTTGCATGTATTCGCTTCAGTGAATGGTTCGCAAAGAGACCGCTGGAGAATTGGTTCTTAGATCTCCTAGGTTCAGGCGGTACATTAGTATCCACGCACGCGCTTGAGTCACCGCACATAATGTGTGACGTTGCGAAATGTTTGTGGTTTCATAATGCCTACCTCGGCCAATTGGATTTCCGTCGATGAAATGCTCAGCTCATCGAGGCAACCAAAGCCATTCTACCGGATACCTTGCTACTGGCATAGCTTTAAAAGGGCACCGACCTAGTTTTTCATGGTCGACCTAACCATACTTCTCCCGGGGTCTGTCGGTTCTTAGTTGACTTAGGAACTTTCGCCCCTTGCCAACCTGTGTTCCTTGATGAACAACAGACGCAATTTAATGCGCCAACTGGTCTCAGACCCCGCGGCCCATAGCTTCACTCACTTGACGAGTAGAAACCCCTGGTTGGAGAACCCCTTGTTAGCGGCAAGATGACC